TTAAATAATGTTGCTTTGTATAGAAATTTTACAGAAGATAACAATCCACATGGAGAAAGAGACTTTGGAAACTTTATGTATCAGAAAGAAAAGATTTTCTGGAAGATAGATTATAAAGATAATGCTATGATGTATCATAGTCCAGATGCATCTGATCCTAGTCAGACTATAAGAGTATTGACTATAATGAAAGCGAGTGAGTGGTAGTATGAATGACGTACAAAATTTTATTGATGAGTTAAAAAATGTCAGAAAACTTATTGAAGATCCTAGTCCAAAGATCACTAAGTATGCTGATGCTATTAACATGATAGAGATTATTATTGATAAATATCAAGCTATCATTGATGAAAACGAAAGGGATAACAATGAGCATAATGGGTAGAGCATTTCTTGACAATCAAGAACAAGCACATGATCGTATGGATTATTACTATGATCGTGAAAAGAAACTAAAAAATATTCTTACAAGTCTTGCCGAAGTCAAAAAGATTTTGGAAAGACAGCTCAAAGAAGTTACTGATGAGATAGATAAGTATGAGAATGAAAACTTTGAATCTATATCATTGAAAGAAGTTGAAGATGCTATTGAGCCAGTAGAAGTTCTAGGGCAGCCGAAAGGATAACTGCCCTAGTTTTTCTCAGAAGGAATTGAAAGTTATTTCGTAGCTTTACATTTAATGAAAATCAAGGTATTTTTTTGTATGGCTTATGCACTTACAGAAAAGTTCCAGAAACAGCTAATTTCTCAGTTTGTTGAGAAACGAAAGGAGCTGGGATTGACACAAAATGCTTTGGATAGAAAGATGAATGTCGCAATAGGACTAGTATCTAAATGGGAAGTAGGAATCCGAAAACCATCTGGTTACTTGTTCTGTTGCTGGGCAGAAGCTCTTGAGTGTGAGCTGTGGCTAAAAAGAAAAAACTAATCAAAATACCTGGTTGGTGGTTTTTCAATAAGACACCAGAAGAAAAACAAGAGTATCAAAGATGTCATTGTGGTAAAATAGGAATTTACAGTAATGATTATATGCGTACATGGTTTTGTACCGAACACATGAATATGAAAGGAGATCCACAAGATGAGGATAACGCAAGAAAATCCACTTAAGATTAAGTATGTCCTGGAGTATGAGACTTCAGAAATACCAATGAATCCAGATTGGATTAAAAAGAAAATTGAGAATGTAACTAATACTATTAACAATCATTTTAAAAGACATAAAATGAAAGGTCATAGAATATATATGAGAAAAGTTTATGACCAGACATAATACAAATCCAGATTACTATACCGAAAATAGATATCATTTGACAGATGTTATACTTGATTGGGATCTAAATTTTTTGGAAGCTAATATTGTAAAGTATGTTAAGAGACATACCAAGAAGAATGGAGAAGAAGATTTAATGAAAGCTGCTTGGTACTTAAACAAGTTATTGGAGAACAATTATGGTACAACACTTGAAGCAAATCTTGAATCGATTAGGGATAGTAAAAAGAAAGAAGATTGAAGATCCTATCGTATTGATAAGGAGGAAAAGAAGATTTGTTACTAAACTTGCTTACAAATATTTTACAATGGAACAAGCTGCTGAGTTTGATCAATTATATAATAGTAAGTATGTTAAAGATAACAAAAAAGTTTCAAATGTGGTAAGACTTTTATTAAGTAAATACAAACAAGAAAGGGAACTATGGCAAAGAAGAAGAAGATGAATGTATCTTTTATTATTCATGAGAATATGGAACGTAAAGATATGAAAGGTCTTGGAGGCACAGATGCTAAAGAGATTGTAAATGGTAACTGGAAAGATCTATGGGAGATCAAGACAGGTAAGAAAGAATCTAAAGATTTATCAGATGTTTTACCAGTACAACTTGGTATTGTAACCGAAGATTTTAATCGAGAATGGTTTACAAAAGATACACAAATTCAAGTACTTAAACCAGGAATCTTACAATCTAAACTTGTAGATTTTTTATATGCAAGTGTAGATGGTATTACAGATGATGGCTGCATATTTGAAGCAAAGCATGTAAGTCCATTTTCGTTCAAAGATGTTACACATAGATACTATCCTCAGATACAACATTATCTAATGGTTACAAGATTTAACAAAGCATATCTATCTGTACTAATTGGTAATTCTCAACACAAGATCTATGAGATTGAAAGAGATGATGAGTTCATTAAACAAATGTTTTATGCTGAGTGTATGTTTTGGAATTTTGTTATGACAAATGTACAGCCACCAGACTTTGTTGCTTTTGATCAGTTCAAAGGAGATGGTAAGATTGTTGAGAATAATTTAACAAGAATTTATTTAAATGGAGAACAAGCGTATGAGTTTGAATTACCCAATAGCAGCTGGTTACAAGAAACAGAACACTAGCAAAAATGCAGCCAATGACATAAACAAAAAGCTGCCATATTTAAGAACTAGAGTATTACAGATAATAAAGAATAAAGGTATTTATGGAGCTACACCAGAAGAAGTAGCAGATCTACTGAATATTACAATATTATCAGTAAGACCAAGATTTACTGAGTTAAAAATCAGTAAGGATATAATTGATTCTGGAGTTACAAGAAAGAATCAGTTTAACAAAAATATAATCGTATGGAGGTACAATGAAAGGAACAGACAATCCAAATAAAATTATTTGGGATCAACTAAAAGTTACAGATCCTAAGTTTACAAAAAAGATTAACAAAGGATTTGGAGATATTACTTCGATAGATCCTATGTGGCAGATCGGTAAGATGACAGAAACCTTTGGACCTTGTGGTAAAGGTTGGGGTTTTGATGTGAGTTATGCTTACACAGATACTTATGTAGCTGCAGAAGTTAAGATTGTTTGGAAAGATCAAGATGATATCTGGTACAAGTATGGTCCAATATCATCTATGCAGAAACTATCTGTAGGTAAAACAAATCGTTTTGATGATGAAGCTAGTAAGAAAGCTATGACAGATGCTCTAACAAAAGGTTTGAGTTATCTAGGTATGTCAGCTGATGTATTCTTAGGATTGTTTGACAATAGTAAGTATGTACAGAAAGCTACAGCTGAGTATGAATCAAAAGCAAAGGAGCTAAAGAAAGATGAAACCTAGAATATATGTTTCTGGAACTATAGAGTTGAATGATAATATTCATTCTAAGGTAAAGTTTAGTTTAGATACTGAAGCTGGTACTTGGCAACAATGGGGTAATACCAACGAGAAAATGTTTAAAACAGTTGATATTGCTACTAAGATGCAAGAAGCCATTATGGATTCAGATATAATAAATAATTTAGAGATAGGAGTAACTGATGATTAATAAAGTAATGTTGATTGGTAGAGTTGGCTCAGAGCCAGAAATCAAAGTAACGACAAAAGATGAAAAGTTTGCGAAGTTATCTTTGGCTACCAACAAAAGATACAAGGTAGGTCAGACTAACCAGGAGAAAACACAATGGCATATGATCAAAGTGTTTGATCCAAGACTAGCTGAGACTATCGAGAAGTATGTACACAAAGGTACTATGTTGTATGTTGAGGGCGAGATTGAGTATTCAAAGTATGCTGATTCTGAGGGCAATCAAAAGACTACAACAGAAATACTTGTACCAAAGTTTAGTGGTGTAATCAGAATGGTTGGAGATAAAGCAACTGGTAGTAAACCAGCAGCTGCAAGTTCAACTGATAGTGTAGACGATATACCATTTTAAGAACATTCTACTGAATAATGAGGTAGCTCCTCATGGGTATCATAGTGCCTACTAAGAAACTATGTAGTAGAACTAGGGAAGTAGCTGTGAAAAACTGGGAAAACGCTCCTGTATATATTAGTAGCTCTACTTCCCCCAATGGTTTCTGCGTGGTTGCAGAAAGGAGTAGGAAAAGAGTTTTGGCTGCTTTTTCTACTGACATCTTAAGTGCCGAAAGGAAAGGTTAAACTATAAAAGAATTGAACAATATATAGAAATATTAGTTAATAATATTAATGTGTGTGAGTTTGATCTGTATAGTTGACTTTTTCATCGCTTCTTTAGGGGATTATTCGTAAATGCGTTTAATCCCCTTTTTTTTGCTTGTCAGCGAGTTTTATTGTTTCTTCGGTATGACTAGTCAAATCTAACCGAATTACCCATTCTCTTTCCATTTCTGAGCTATTTTTTCGCCAGATCTACCAGCTATGTACCCACCAACACCAATAGTTAGAAGATTCCACATTGGATCTGGTATATTTAGCGAAAGACTTGTACCGAATATAGCATTAGCGAAAGGAGCAATAATGTAATTGTTAGCGATAACAATAATACAAATCCACATAAGAGCTGGACGCCAAGTAGCAGTAAGCCAATGCTTAGATTCAGCTTCGGCTTTAATGATACTAGACTTTGCGATAAGTTCTTCATGCTCTCCATTTATAAGTTGTGTGTTAAGTTCATGCTTTAGTTTTTCTTTCATGTCTTTATCTGGTATTGCTTTGTCAACAATACTTCCTATCATCTTAGCTAGAGGTCCAACTGTCGATAATAAAGGTAAAGGCATTAGATTATCCAGTTCCAGATAATCAAAAGTATAATTACTGCAATAGCACTAAAAAGAATTTTACCTCTTTTATTTAAACCACTCCAGCTATCTTTGGCTTTCGCCCATAAATTACTAACCATATTCTTTCTCCAATCTACTCATAGAGATAAATTTACTATCTTGTATATGATTACTCCATATATCAAGTTCGACAATACCCCAGGACCACCCTGTCATATTGAGTTTTGCGTATTCTTCTACATGATCTTGCGGCAAACTACAACCAACATTGACTATTCTTACCCATTGTGAATCGCCAATTTTGGGAGCTTTCCAATCTCTATGCTTATGTGTATGACCAAAAACTACATCATGTAGAGTATCATTTGCTACTTGTACTTCCCCATTTTTACCTCCATATTCTTTACCCATAATGTTCAAAGGAGCATGGACAAAACCAACTCCACCTATAAATTTAAACTCCCCATATTCTGTAGTGGTCCAACCTCTATCATGGAAAGTATCATATAATGCTTTTTTCATTAGACCTTGTATTTCTGGAATCTTTTCTTCAAACTTATGTACTCTCATTTCGTGATTACCAATAGTACAATGTCTAGGAATAGAATCATTCTTTAATGCTTTATTAAAAGTATCAATCGCATTTCTAAGAGAAAGTATATCAACCATAAAAGCATCTTTTAACTTCCCTTGTTGTGTATCATTCTTTTGAAAACTAGATAATGAATCGAAGCTGCCGAAGTCTCCGATTTGAATTATATAATCTGGTTTAGATTTTCTTGCGTATTTACCTATCCAGGTAAGTCTGTCTTTAGATAGCTTTGGAGAATCGTGGACATCTCCTATTACTAAAACTTTGTTTCCTTGAAACTTCATACATAGTTACTTATAAGTTAGCATCTTAAATGTTGTCCACACTATTGTTAATATAAGACCAACGAAAGCAACAGCTTTTATAGCTCCTTTACCAGTTGCCATTTCTTCTTTTAATTCAACAATTTCTTTTTTATTTTCTTTAATTTCTCTTTTAATTTCATCTAAAGAATTTTGTATTTGTTTCACTTGTACCTCCCACTCAGACATTATGTACCTAACAAATATGGAATAGGAAATGAATCAAATTCTATGCAGTGTGCATCAAACTTTGTTCTATCTTTATATTCTTCAGATCTTTGTTCAAAAGCATTAAGAGCTGCAGCTTGTCTTTCTATGCAATCAAAGTCATTTGCATATAACTCAGCAGAATATTTTATGCTTGGCATTTCTGGTGTATGTAAAAACAATACTAAAAGCCAAACTTTCATTTACTTACAATCGCACTCATCTTTATTTAATTCGCAATCACATGGCATACAATTACAATATACTTCTTTGCCACAATCACAGAAATGTTTAAAATTAATCATAACATACTATCCAATTTTGCTTTTGCTTCTGCATAAGTAAAAGGTTGTGTTTCAGAAAATATTGCACTTCCTGTTTCATCTGCATCAATAATAAATTTTACATTTGCTTCCCACTCAGTTTGATTAGTAGGTGTTCCATACATAATAAACTCATGTTTATCTTCTTTACACAATTCTACTAATGCCTCTGCTAAATCTATAATCATGCTAAAACCTCCATAAGAATAAGACTTGACCTAATATAACCACCATCTGAATTTCTATTATTAAATCTAGCACTTCCACTACTAAAACCTGTTAGCAGTGCCGCTTGAACTTTATATATAATAGCATTTGTTGTGCTTGGACTATGTAAAAACATAGGAGATGGATTGTTTACATCATTGTCACCATATCCAACAACTCCTTCATATTCTGCTAGATTAGTAAAACTACTTCCTCCTTGGTCATGTTGTATTCTAATTTGCAAATTACCACCTGAAGATGAATTAATTTTTATATTATTCAAATTTGCCAAAACAAGAACTTTAGAGGTTGTAGCACTAGGTGTTATTGTAGCTTGTAAACTTACATCTCCATAAGATGTGCTTGATATTGTAGAGTGTACTGTTTCTGCATCTTCTATTACTTGTGCAATCTTACCCCCACTAAAGTTGGCATTAGGCAAAGTACCTGTAACTCCTTGTGCTAAATTTAAAAGTGTCTGTGCCATTATTTATCTCCTATCCGCAATGTAATGTACATGGAACGCAATACGAACCGTCTGCATATTCATGTGTTTTTTCTGTTGATGTTACTTTAGCGATTGTGCTTGCTCGTAAAATATCATCTGCTTGTTTTTTTGCTGTGCCGTCACCTTTACTTTGTAAATAATTACCAATAGCAACTGTTTCATCTTTGTGTATTCTAACGACAAATGCACCAAGAGCGGCAACATACATGTCATTTACGTTATCATCATCATTATCCCAATCCATAAAAACTCCGTAAACAGCTTTACTATCTTCTGTATCTGAAATTTTACATTTAGGTAATCGTTCATTATCTTCTTTAGAAATTGTTCCTGTGTACTCAACACCATTTACTGTAACTGTATGGCTATCTCCTACACTTTTATCATCTGGTAAAGCACCAATATACTCTGTTAATGTTTCTTCATCTTTTGTGTATTCTACTTGATACCAATCTATCAAAGTAGAAATGCTTTCCAAAATTGTGCCACGAAGTATTGTTGGTTTTGAATTATCTGCTAGCCTTGACCAGTGAGAGCCTGCAAAAGAAATATAAGTTACTGTTCCTCCACTAACAGAAATTATACCCTCTGTTGTGTTTGCTTGTCTAAATGTAACCAGTGTTCCGTCATTATCTGTTCTATTAATATCTAAAAGTTGATTGTTAGTTCTTGTAATTGTTAATTCTCCTGCAGGTCGTAGTTCTATACCTACGTTATTAGAATTAGCTGAAGTTTTTGCGTGTAATAGATTACCAGAACTATCAAGACGCATTCTTTCACTGCCATTAGTGGTAAACATCATTCTGTCGTTATTTGGATTATATTGTATTCTTCCACCATCATTGTCTGCACTGTCCCCAAACATAATAGAGCCATTAGCATCTGTTCCACTTAAAATTGATAATCCTGTATCTCCACTGCCTTCAACAACTAATTCATCTGCACCAGAAGCAACAGTTGAGCCACTATCAGCAGTTTTAATATGTAAACCTGTGCCTAAATCTTTTGAAGATAAACCAGATGTTGCAAAATAATTATCTGCGTCTGCACTGACACTAGAGAAAGCTAAAGTACCACTTCCATTAGTTGTTAATGCTTGACCATTAGTACCATCAGAAACATTAAGTTGCGTTATGCCTACAGAATTATTTCCAAGTTTAGCCGAAGTAACTGCACCATCTGAAACTGTCGTTAGTAGTCCAACTCCATAATGGCGAATACCATTACATACTGAACTACCACTAGGAGTAAAATCAAAAGTAACAGTAGAGCCACTAACAGTATAATTTCCTGATTGAATAATTCCGTCAATTTGAATTTGTAATGCGTCTGCACTTACTGGTACAAAAGCTACACTGTTTTGTGTTAGGTTAAATGTTGCGTCACTTCCATTGAAGGTTAAATTATCAAGGGTGCTTATGTTATTTATAGAATCAATATTTCTGCCAATGTAACTCATAATTTATCCATCTCTTGTTTTAGTAATGTCCATGTTATTTCTGAATGAGGACAAGTGTTAGTAGTTATTGCACTTCCATTTTCATCTTTGCCTGTTACCCATTCAATATTATTAAATTCTTCTTCACTTGATGGTGCAAACTGTCCATCTGAACAATATGACCATATC